ATGGCATATTTTGACAATTTGAAACTTGAAAAGGGTATGTACGGTAACGGTACAAAATCATTTACCCGTATTCTGGAGGAGCTTGACCCCTCGGAAAATTACAAAAATACAGAACTCGAGGGTCTTGACGCTTATCAGAGACAGCTGAAAAGATTTGATATTAAGGTCGGTGGTGCAAATTCCGACTGCGTTAACAAATTTTTTCAGAGTTCGGACAGTGCGGCACTTTTTCCTGAATATGTATCGAGAGCAGTAAGACAGGGGATTGAAAGAGCGGATACGCTTTCCGATATCATTGCGGTCAAAACAGAAATTGATGGTCTGGATTACCGCTCGGTAGTATCTGTGCCTACGAATGATGACAAGTCGCTCAAGCCTGTTGCAGAAGGTGCTTATCTGCCGCAGACTGCTATTAAAACGGGTGAACAGCTTGTAAAACTCCAGAAACGAGGCAGAATGTTGGTGGCATCCTATGAAGCTATTAAATTCCAAAAGCTTGACCTGTTTACGGTAACACTTCGACAGATCGGCGCGTATATCGCAAGAGAACAGCTGAAAGATGCAGTCAATGTGATTATCAACGGTGACGGCAACAGTGCGTCAGCCGATACGGTTGCGGCAGACACAACCGGAACGATCGCCTACAGCGACCTTGTGAAACTTTGGGCAGAGCTTTCTCCATATGAGCTTAACAGAATCCTTGCACCGACAGGGGCTATGACAAAGCTTCTTTCCATGAGCGAAATGAAGGATTCCAATGCAGGTCTTGATTTCCACGGCAGTGGCAGAATGATAACACCCCTCGGTGCGGAACTGATCCATGTGCCTGCTATCAGCGGCAATAAAGTTGTGGGTCTTGATAAGAATTGTGCGCTTGAAATGGTACAGTCGGGCGGCATTATTACGGATCATGACAAGCTGATTGACAGACAGCTTGAAAGAGCATCCATTAGCTGTATTACGGGATTTGCTAAGATCTTCCCCGATTCGGCAAAGGTTCTTACTTATTGATAGGAGGCAGGATGGTTGAATATTGAAACAATTATTGAAATATTCGGCCGTCTGGCAGGTCTTGAAGCGGAAGAAGCGACCGATTTCAGGTTTATGTGTGAATCCTCTGTCGGATATATCACTTCGCGCTTGAAATCGGGCGTTGATATCAGTCACAGGTGTAGCAGGTTGGAGTTTGCCGCTGCTGCACTTGCCTTTTATCGCTTTATTCTGTGGAGACTGACGGATGGCGGTAGTAATGAAGTAAAAGTCGGGGATATCAGCGTAAAAGAGAGCGCCGCAAATCAGATCGATGCGGCAGAGCAGCTTTGCAAAGAGGCTTTTTCTGCTATCAACGATATTCTCGAACCGACAGATTTTGTTTTCAGGGGGATATAACATGAAAAGCAGTATTATCAAAACAATAGAACGAATCGGAACAGATATTACCGTACTAAGAGGCGATGGGACAGATAAGGGCAAGGCGGTAATTTATCCTGTACGGTATACATCAAAATCAAACGGTGAAACGGGATCAGTATCCGAGGGCAGAAACGATCCTCACCTATACTACATATATGCCGAAAGTGGGCTTCTTGGCGGAACTGTTCGTGGCGATACGGTCAGCGACGGAGAAAATGAATATTATATATTATGGACTGACGATTACGAAAGCAAATACGGCGGTTATACCAAGGCTTGTGCAAGAAGGATAGAAGGACGGTGAAATGATTGAGTTATACAGAAATCATGATAAAAAGAGCAAAGGAAAGTGATAAGCTTTCCGATATGAGAATTGTTGACGAAAACAATAACAATAAAATACCGTTTCCGCTGACAAAACCTTTTGTAAGCTTTGGTATGGAAAGTCAGGAGGGAGGATTCACGGTAGGCTGTGAGGATGGGCTGCTGATGGAGGAAAGTATGACGGTGAATATTGCCGTGGGAGAAAATGAAGGTGCAGATAATTGCAGAAAATATGCCGAACGGTTATGTGTGGAGCTGACTGCGCTTGACAGCGACAAACGCATTATATCCCTGTCGGTAGGAAAATGTATTTTTGATGAATCAGTGTTATGCTACAGAATCAGTATCAGAATCGGTCTGCGTGAGGTTTGCAGGCATGGGGGTGAGTGATATATACAGAGAGGACGAGGTTATTTGCGGCAGAGATGTGACGATCTTGATTGATGGAAAAAAGCTTTTGCAGGCGGAAAGTGTGGAGATCAGAAAAAAATCCGACATTCATGCAGTGCGTTCCTGCTTTGTCAGCGATGATGTCGCACTGCTCAGGACGAGAAGCAGTTATAAAGCAACACTGAAAGGACTTCGCTTTAAAAAGCCTTTTGAAAACTGCTCGTTTGCGGATCTTGATAATTTTACATTGGAATTGGAAACGGACGGAAAGAAAATCATTCTAATCGGATGTATGTGGGATGATTTTTTTGCGGCGGCGGATAAGAAGCTTTTCAGGGAACAGATTAGCATTTCAGCTTTGAGAATGAAAACGGAGGAAACCATATGAAAGAAAGGGACTATGAACTCGAAGAAGAAGGTATATCAAGATTTTCCTATGACGAGGCTGATGAACTGAGAACAATTTCAGAACTTGTCAGAAGGGATACGCTCCGATATAAAAGGAAACTGGATGCAGAGGAGGAAGCAAATGAAAATTGATGGAAAAATGAGTTATAAGGATTTTGTTTTTCCGGTTGTACCGTATGTAATCAGAATCAGTGACAAAAGAAATATCTCCAACCGTACCGTGCCTTACGGCGGCAGTGTGGTCGAAGATCTGGGAAATACTGCAAGGATCATCAGCGGTGAGGGCGAATTTTACGGAGAGAATTGTGTTAATGACTTTATGCAATTGAAATCTGTGATGGCAAAGGGCGGAGGAGGAATGTTGTATATTCCGTCACAAAGTCCGATCTATGCCGTTTTTGAAAATCTAGAGCTGATATGCAGTGATATCGAGGATGTTGTCAGATACAGTTTCAGATTTGTGGAATGCTTTGAAAACATCAATCAGACCGAAAGGTGTATCCACGGAGACGGAAAAAGCTGTTTGTGGGATATTTCATACAGATACGGAATTGATATAGACAGTCTGGTGCTGATGAATCCTCATATCAGAAGACCTGATATAGAAATAAGATGCAGTGAAAGGATCAATCTATGCTGAAATATATACTGACGGATATCAAAGGGAAAGTGACAAGTTTTTCAAAACCGCTGAATATGACAGTCATCTCTTCTTCGGGAGCACCTGCGGACAGTTTTTCGGGGGTATTTGCGGTAAGCGGAAGAATACCCGAAATACTTTCAGTAAAGGTTATGAATGGAATAGAAATAGTGTTTTTTGGATATGTTGACGAGCAGACAGAAATCACCGAGGCAGGTGGAACATTTCTTGAAATAAAGGCAAGAAGCATTGAAAGCATCCTTCTTGATAATGAGGCTTCTCCTCAGACTTACTGTCTGCCGTCAATGAGATGTATTTTTGAACGGCATTTCAAGCCTTTGGGATTTCAAAAATACATAGGATCGGATCAGTCTTATAATGGCGAACTGATGATCAAAAAAGGGATGAGCCAGTGGGATGTATTGGAAGGATTTTGTGAGAAATTCGTTAAAGTAAAACCCTATATTTCCGCTGACGGAGTAATCGATATTAGTGGCGAGGTCAAAAACACCTGTGTTTTTCTGAGCAGGAAAAATATCATTTCCGTTCGCAGATCACTCAAAAGAAGTGCGGTAATATCGGATATCTATGCGAGAACCTATAATGCGGGCGGATATGATATACACATGGAAAGCAAGAAGGCTGACGGGCGAAATATCAGAAGGGTAAGATATGTAAATGCTGTCAACAGTAAGGGAAAAACAGTAGATTATGTACAGGATATCATTGATCGCGCGGATAAGACCTATGAAACCTATATTGTGGATTATTGCGGTATTGTGCCATGCAGGACGGGAGATGAACTGACGGTTGAGGGTGTCAAAAACAGATTGAACATCAAGGAACTCCATTTTGTGCTTAATACAAAAGGCGAGTATACAAGAATATATGCGGAGGTGGAAGAATAATGTGGATATCGAGAAATATTGCGGATATGGATACATACGACGGGATAATCAATACAGGAACTTTAAGCAGCGGCATCGATACAAGAATTGCCTCGGTTTCAGGAGACGGCAACAGGCAGTGCGAACTGATCAATACACCGGGAATTGTCAGCGTACCGGCAGAGGATGACGATGTTGTGGTTATCAATACAAAGTCGGGACTGATGTGCTTAGGCGTTCGAACTCCTTATTACGGAAATGATGTTGAACCGGGAGATGTTTTAATCAAATCGGGAACTCGGGCGTCAATCAAACTTTCAACGGATGGAAGTATCTGTATAGAAGGGAAGCTGTATCTTAACGGAAAGGAGGTCTGATATGAATTACGGTATCAACCAAATATCGAAAATTATTTTGGGGATATACATAATGCTTTCGGCTCACAGAGGTGAATTTATTTATGACAGAGAATTGGGGAGTGAGATTCATCTAATCGATAAAACACAGGAAAATGCTGCCGAGCTTGTTGAGATCAGTGCAAGGGAGGCACTGAGAGAGTTTCCGTACTGTGAAGTGAAATCAGCGGAAATCTATGGAGAGAAAATCAAAATAAAGATGGAAATATACGGAAAAGAATATGATATTGAGTTACAGGAGGGAGAAAATGGCATACAGCTATGATGAAATACTTGAAAGAATGAGTGATAAATATTATGAGCTTACAGGCGAAGAAGCCGAAAGAATGAGCGATTCGGGAATTAAATTAAAACTTCTGGCAGGGGAGATCTTTTCTTTGGGAACGAATATCGACTGGCTGAAGCGGCAGATGTTTGTAGCTACTGCGACAGGCGAAGAACTTGACAAGCATGCGGCACAAAGGGGACTTAAAAGATTCCGTGGGAAAAAAGCAAATGGTTCTTTGTTGGTCAAAGTGGATGTTCCTGTTGAATATGATACTGTTATACCAAAGGGAACGATTTTTACAACATGGGATGGGCGGCTGAACTTCATCTCAACCGAAGAAACAATTATATACAGAGGTACAGGATATGCTTTTGTTCTTGTGGAGGCTGAAAAGAGCGGAAGTGAATATAATGTTGGGATGAATGAGGTGACAACGGTTGTTACTTATTTTTCTATGGGACTCGGGATCAGCAATACATCCGTCTTTTTGGGGGGAACGGATGATGAAAGTGACGAATCACTGAGAAAAAGAATAGCGGAAAGCATGAGGAATATCCCTGACGGTGCCAATATGGCGTTTTATCGTTCTCTTGCAATGTCCGTAGATGGAGTACAGTCGGTATCGTTCGGAGGAGAAAACACCAATACGCTGGGTGTTTTTGTTGCAGGCAGGGGACAGGTAGCAGGTAGTGAGGCAGTAGCCGAAATACAGGCGCTTATGGATGAGAATAAAATCCCCGGTGTGATCGCAAGAGTGTATAATGTTTCACTTATCGATATGCCGTTAACTGTTAAATTGACAATCATTAATGGTTATGTAATAAAAGATGTTATTACAAAGGTTGAAAAGGCAGTAAGAGAATATTATCTGAATCTTTCAGCAGGTCAGGATGTCATCCTTGCAGAAATAGGAAGTAAAATTATTGATATTGATGGAGTCAAAAATTATACATTTGTCAATGCTGAGGACAAAATTGCTCAGACTTCACAGCTGATCAGGCTCAGCGAACTTAACGTAAGCAGAGGATCATAAGGAGGCACAAAATGACAGCATTTCAATCATTATTCAATAAGCTTTCTGCTTCAGGCTTATATAATTTACAGGAAGGCACAAAAGAATATGCCGAACTAATGGCTTATGCAGAGGGACTAAAATTGATTTATGAAGATCTCGATATACTCTTAAGGGAATATTTTGTACAGACTGCGGAAGGTTTCGGGCTTGAAAACTACGAGGAGATGATGCAGGTATGCAATATCGATCAGAGCCTTAGTGGCAGAAGAAACAGCATAATGAGTATGCTTCAGATATCCAACAGCGATAACCGCCTGAAAGATTTTGATAAAATTCTTGGCATATATAATATCCATGGTACTTTCAGTGACGAACCCGGAAAAGTGATTTTTGATTGTACAGATTCGCTAACAAGTACCCAGAAAGAAAGCATTACCGAACATATGAAAAGATTTTGTCCTGCTAATACTACACTACAGTTTAATACAGTATAA